TTTCATTAATGAGTTCTGTATTCATGAAACCATATGTATTTTTAAAATCGCCTGCCTTGTTTTCAAAATGCAACCCTGTAGGAATAGTTTCATTATTTCGAGTAGCAGTTAGCAAAGAAATAATTGCATCTTCTTTATATTCAGGACATTCGAGATTGTATTTCAATTTATTCAACTGAGGCATACCAAATACACCAATCATTTCCGGTTGTGGATTTGTAGTTTCGCCGAACATAACAACTGTCCGATCGTCTGCCATTGAATCAATTTTTGTAGATTCGTCTGTTCCTGTAATTTTTACAATGTTTAGGAATCCGAGGTTGTGAGTATGACTCACGATATCTTGTAAGATGTCTTTCATAGTATAATCCTTTTGTTAAGTATATTTAGATTTAGGTATAATGTCAAGCAATATTTTAGTCAAAGCTGAATAATTTGCCAAACGTGTTATCTTCTGTAGTAGAGTCTAGATCCCACTCTAGAACTCCAATTAAATTATCAAGTTTATTATTGATAATTGTAGCTTCCATTTCACTGTGATCAAATGGCAGATCCTGAAACCATTTAGGTAAACGTAACTCGTCAACCGGATATGCAATGCTTGTAAATCCAAGTGGATTAGTTTTAACCTTGCATACAATAACTTTCATACCGTCAACAATTTGTTGACTGTATTTGTCACCGTTCATACGCTTTAAAGTGTTCCAATTAATACTAGCACGTACATGCCCTGGCATATTAGTCTTACCTGCCTTACGTTCTTTTTCTTGATATTCAGCAATATTATTAGCACGTTTAGGCGAACCTTTTTCCCAACCAGGTCTAGATTTAAACTCAGTGCGGAATTCCCCAATGCGTTCTAATATTTCTTTTTCTTGAGCACCATTCAATACTTTGGTTAGAATTTCTTCAAGAAACTTTTGCATAAACTCCGGAGTATCACTGCGTTTAAGATCTAACCCCATGGCTTTAATTTTACCTGGCTTATCCTCAGTGTCATATCTTTTGTCATCTTTATCATAGTACAATACAGCATAACGCTTCTTGGTAATAAACAAGCCTTTGATAGCAACAATCTCGCGCCCAGCCTTAATAACTTCACCACGTGACTTTGGACAATGAAAAGCATCTAACATAAACTGTGGGAATGTAGCATTAACATTGTCTGCAACTGTATTATACAATTGAATAACAATATCTTTATCCCAAGGGATGATTTTCTTTTGAATATCAATCTTTAACGTATTGTAAGCTGAAAAATAACAAGAGTCTGTATCACCGTAGATAATTGATTTGCCTACGTGGTCATTGGTACCTGTAATAATTTCATTTACTTTGCCTGCCATATGTTTAGCAATGGCACGACCGGTTAGCGTAGTACTTTGTCCAATACGTTTGTCAAAGAATCTACAACCTGGATTCAAAATAGCACCATACAAGCTATTCAAGTTAATTTTCTTAACCAACTGACGTTTGTCCCAATATTCTTCTTCAATCTTATTGCCAGCATCCATTGCAGCTTTAAGTTTTTTCTGCATATCTTTGCGTTCGGAATACCAACGCTTTAGTAATCCAGGAATGATACCTTCTTGCTCATATGTAAAGATTGTACCATTGGCACTAAGCATCCACGGCTGATTGCTTTCGTAAATGATTCTATAACCTTCTGCGGCACTTAATACATCCGTATCGCCATTTTCCCAATCAATAGTAATTTCAAATGCTTTGTCTTGACGCATCACTGCTTCATATTCTAAACTACCAAACATGCCTTCCCAAGCAGCCGCAAATGATTTCTTCTCCACTAGCATTTGTTTACTAATAAATTGGTCAGTTGCATCTTGACGTAGTTGACCTATGATAGTTTCAGGACCCATATTTAATGCACGAATTGCACTTGGATACAGACTGTTAATGTCCATACTACCGATCCAATCATGCAAACCTTTTTTAGGATATGCTACATATGCGCCAGCAGCTTGATTAACTGCATTTTCATCACGTTGATTTCTAGATGGAACAATTAGTCCTCTGTGATGTGCCTCATTAACAATAGCTTGTTCAGTAACTGCCACAGCACCCATTGTTGTTTGTAGCAACACGGTACATTCATGTGCAAGTGTATTTGTTAAATCTAAGAATTTTAATTTCTTATCTAATTTATCTAATAGAGCAGTATCTTGTCTGTTATATTCAATAAATTTACGGAAGTCATTGTTGTATAATTGATCAAGCGTGCCTTCGTATACAGTTTTACTTTCGCCCAGTTCGTATTCGGCGATAGCATCTAGTCGATAACTGTGTCTTTCTTCGTAGGTATACTTGCGGTACAATTCGAGACTGTCCAGATGAACGCGACCAATAAGATCATAAGTAACAGCCTGTTTCCCGTATTTTTCATATTCTCTTTTCTTTGGAAATTGATCCCACAAACAGAATCTGCGAGTATCTTCTTTACTTAGCACTTTTGTAACACGATTAACTGTGTAAGGAATATCAAATCCTTCTGAATTCCATCCACTTAATACATCTGCATCGTCAATTATATTCAGAAATGCATCTAACATTTCTGCTTCAGTTTCAAATAGATATGTATTTGGAAAATCTTTAATCTGCTCGGTAGCCTCTTCCATGGTTAATGTCTTTGGAGGAACAGCAAAGCATACCAATGTATTTAACCATTGTAAATGTATTGATATTGAAGTGATAGGCATGAATGCATTTTCTGGTGTACTATAACCTCTCTCAGGGTCAAAGTCCACCTCAATGTCAAAGAATGCTACATTTAATTTGGGAGCATCTTTGCCTAGATAGTTATCTTCTAAATTACGGAATACAGGTTTAATGTCGCTTTCAAACAATCTACGATCACTATGTATGCGTAATTCTTTCTGAAATTCTTTATTAGTTTTGCAAGTTACTTTACTGAGCGATTCTCCGTAAATTGATTTGTACTTGCCTTTTTGGTCCGGGTGATAGAACATATACCTAGCTGGATATTCTTGATATATTCTACCCTTCTTTGGATCACGTTCAACAACTTTAATAATATCTTTGTCGCGATCCCATATTGCATCAACGTATGACATACTTTTCCTCCTTGTGACTTAATGGCTCACTGACCTTCATGTAATCAATTATGGCTGAATCAACCTTACTCATAGATTATTTAGCATCCTAAACAATCCTATACTATCTATGCTGACTAACAATACGTAGTTCGCCAACATGCCAAAAGATTTACGGCTATAGCAAGCCCACCCATACATAATACACTGGCTAATGAAAATAGGATAAAGAATGATAAGAGGCGGAGTCGGTACAGTGAACGCCATGACGATTGCACATCCGATACTAAGTGCCCAAGCCGTAATTTCAACGATAAAACGAAGAGGGTAAACTTTATAGTCATCCTTGATCCATTTAATAATATTAATTAAAATTTCATTCATCAGTACGACGATGTGAATGTCCACTAATATCTACAATAGTTTCCAAATCATCAAACTCTTTCCATACGCTGTCCCATTGATCTTTTTGTGCAATTCGGATTGCTTTTTTGATTACGCTGGGTTTAACTTCTAGTTCCTCTGCTATTGCTTTAATGGTATCGTTAAGGCCCTCTGTGAGGTCTTGAATCTCTTGCATAACGGTCATGCCCTCTGCAACGATTTGTTTAATTTTGGCCTGCTCAGGCGCCCCAAATGCTTTACCCATATGATATCTCCTGTAATAGTTAATTATATATGACCATAACTAAAAAGTCAACTATTTGATATAAATATTTTTATGATAAAAATCGATAAAGAAGTTTGGGTAACTACAGAAATTAATGATCTTTGGTTATTTGATAAACTAATATTATCTCGAAAATTAGGACATATATGTGGCCCTGCAGGTGTTCCGGTTCCTAGTCCCGGTACCTATATTGTTAGGCCGATTACTAATCTTGAGGGAATGGGTATAGGTGCTAGTATTCAGTATATACAAAGTACCACCGATCATTTACCAGCTGGATATTTTTGGTGTGAAATATTTGAAGGTAGACATATAAGTGTTGATTATAACTATGGTAAACCTATATTGTCTGTTGAAGGATTTAGGAATCAGGATGATCCCTTATATCGTTTTTCAAAATGGTTAAAAGTTGATCAACTTTATCATGTACCTTTAGAAGTATCAGTATTGAGAAAATTTGAATATTCTAATATTGAATTTATTGGCAATAAAATTATTGAAGTACATCTTAGAAGTAATCCAGATTTTATTTATAATAACAATGTAGCTATACCAGTTTGGGAAGATACTATAATTGAAGAAACAGAAAATTTTAGATTTGTTTCGTCTCCGGACTATAAGAGAAAAGGATTTTTGATAGATATTATAAACGAGCGTCTATAATATTCCAATTGATAATTTTCCATGTGTTAGTTAGATAACCTTTTTTGTCTGCTTGGTAATCAAGAGCCCAAGAGTGTTCCCACCAATCTACTAGCAGTATAATATCATTCTTAATTTGGTGATTGATAATAGTTTTGATCTCACCATTACGGGCAAGATAGACCCATCCACTGCCCTGTACACCCATGGCAACTTTGGTAAATTCTTCTTTAAAATTATCAAATGATTTAAAATGCTTATTGATAAACTCTTTAGATGCGCCAATTGGGGTATTTGCTTCATCTGGAATCTGTAGTTGTGGAAAATACATACTATGTAAGAATGCACCCGCTTCGTTGAAATCTGGATCACCCTCACCTGCATTAAATCTAGTAACGTATGTTTTATATAATTTGCCAAAATGATAATCTATAGCATCTTCACTTAGTACAGGTTCTAGAGCATCGCGGGCATAGGATAACTTCACTTGTTCAAGTGTTTTAATCTCTTTGCCCTCTACTACATATTTTATAAAATTAAACATTATTTGTTTTTTCCTGATTAACTGCGTTCAATAAATCTTGCATTGTTAGTTTAGGCTTTATCAAAGCACCTCGTACAATGGTTATACCATTGTATTTTAAATCAGCATCATCAAATCCTATTGTTAATACTCCTGATTCTTGACGTAACCAATTAATAATCTTTCTTTGATCTCTAACTGCAGAAACTATGGAAGAAGGTTCAATAGTGTTAGATTGAGTTGTAGTTGGAGCCGGTTGTTGTTTTACTTTTTCTGTGCCTACTACTTCTAAATATTTTATTGCATAGTCAAGTGCTTTCTTAATACCTTCAGGTCCGGCCAATGTGTTAAATGCAGATTGTCCTCTTGTAAAACGAACTTCTTCGGTACCTGCATCCCATTCTCCGTTTGATGTTATGTCTATTAAATCTCTGGCAGTACCTGGAAATTTTTCAAAGCGTGTGACACCGGTGCCCCACAAATTTGGTAAATCTTTGTGCCTACCTCGAGCATCTATGTATTCTTTAGTAACCTGATCGTATACAAATGCATGGGTTAATGATCTGCGTTCAGGATTATCAGCAACTGCTTGTTGTTCTTCAGGACTAAGTTCTTCCCATTCATCGGCATCTAATGACACGTCTGGTATTCCCTCTACACTGTATTCCCATATATAGCCCACTGGATATCTTTGGGGGTTGTATTGGTTTATAGCAATGGCCAGTATCATGCATTGTCCTTCCATGTATTTGGCTTGTAGAGCATCTCGACTCTCGCTAATAAATTCACGTGCTCTCATTTCTTTTTACCTGCCTTCATATTGGCCATCCAATGTGCAAGTTGACCTTTGCGGCCGCCTTGCTTGGCAGTCTTACGTAAACTACTTACACTTGCTTTGGTATTTACACCGTGTCGTTTGGCATCACCCTTGTCTTGGGGATTCCGACCATCGGCAAAATTCTCTGCTACATCCTGCTGACCTTCCACAGTAAGCCTGTCTAATGCTATTGGATTTAATACAACATTCGGTTTCAAGCCTTTGGTGTTAGCATAGGCCACATACACTTGATCTGTGGGTTCTATAACAAAACTCACACAATGTTTACCGGGCCAGTCTGGTTTGCCCACACTAAACCAAATGCCTATCACAGGAATAAATGGATGTTCATCTGTGCTCAACCGACCATATTCCCGTTCGCCTGTGGCGTCACGCCGAGGTTTTAGTCCTCCACTTTTCTTAATTGCTTCTAGCCTATTGGTACAATGATAAACCCTTTGCCCCACTATGTCTTGTCCAGGAAATAGATTCGTACCAGGAACATTCTTAGGTGG